CACTCTTGGGAATAAACTGAGAAGCAAAAAAATCCGGGTCAAAAGACTGGGAAACAAACTCCTTGGGTGACGGCAACTCGCCTGCGGCAATATCAGAAATTTCTTTTGCGGCACTAGCAATAACTCGCGCCGGTGTACCCAACACATTACCGATACCCTTTAAGGCACTGGTGGCAGTACCACCCAAAAATCCGGCGATACCTTCCTGTTCCTTTTTGCCTGACGCAATCTCCTTCGCTTTCGCTATGGAGTCAGCATACTTTCCACTGGCAACAATCTGTGGCGAGGACAACAGCGCAGATTGGACTGAACCCAAACTTTCCTGTACCGACCCGAGGGTTGCGGGCGTACTACGACCATCGCCAGCGGCAACAACAATCTTTTTCGCACCCTGAATGGAGGAATCAAACTTTCCCACGGAAACTACTTTCGTGCCGTATCAACCGAATAAGAAATCAACTGGTTAATAGCATCCTGATATGGAGTGATGCCCCGTGCTGCCAAACCTTCAGAAACTAGACGGGCAACTTCGGCGGCACGGTTTTGTGCGGTCGCAATTTCCTTTTCCCTAGCGGCAGAAAGAATAGCGGCCCGCTTATATGGGTCACTTAGGGGCAATTCGCTAATGGCGGTAACCTGAGGTTTCTTGCCGAACAAATAGTCGGCAAGAACTTTACCGCCAGCAACCTTACCGGCTTCCGTGGCACGCTGTTGGGCACGCTGAGTACTGGTTTCTCCAAGCAACTGGGTGCCGACAAGGGGAGTGCGGATACGCCCCGAAACATAATCCAATATCTTCGTAACCGTATCCCGCTCCGGCGTAGCCGCCAACCGTTCCATTTTGGCACGCTCACCAGTCGCCCCAGCGGTAGCCAACACATCCCGAAGCATTTGACGACGAACATCCATCGCCTGAGAACCAGTCTCCGTAACAATCCCACCGGGCCTAGTTTGCCCCGCCTGCGTCCGCAACGCCTCCAACTGCGATTGTAGAGCAGACATTCTGGTGGGGTCAACGAACTGTTCTGGAGCAAACTGGTAGGTGCTAGTTGGTTCGGGCAACAAACCCAAACCCGGAATACCCAACTGCTTGCCCAACTCCATCATCGCAGTCGTACCAGTCGGAGCAGGTCCAGCCTTAGCCAACGCTTCGCCCTGAGCGGCAGAAACATCATACTGATACTTTGCTTTTGCCTCACGGTTACGGTCAACCAATTTGCCGAACTCATCCAAATCAGCAGACACCTGAGCAAAATTATCCAAAATAGGTTTATAATCAGCGTTCATGGACTGCTCGGCAAGGAACTGCTTAGCCTGAGCAGGAGTGATTTCCCCACGAGCAATAGCGCCAAACTGGGTCGTCATGTAATCACTGAGGTCATCTGTCCCCGAATACTTAGAAACAACAGGAGAAGCCAACACAAACTGGTCACTGGCCTCATACGGCACAGAAACATTCGGCGTAGCACGCTGAATGTACTCAGTCATCAACTGGTCCAAAGTGGACTGCTGAAGTCCAGCCAAAGCCTGCGGCGACAAAATACCACTAGCCAACAAAACCTCAGGACTAAGGGCACTAGAAATACCGCTAGCAGAAACATTACCGGGATAAGCGGCAAGAGACAACAGCGGATTAAAACCAACAGGTGCGGCACCCAACCGTGCCAACGCTTCTTCCAAAGTTTCAGCCATCAGCCCGTCACCCCATACTCCAACATCAACTGAAGAATCTGATTCTCCAAATCTGCCTGCTCTTTTGCTTTCGCCTGCTCCAAAGCAATACGCTGAGCGGCCTGAGCCGCCGCAACATTCGTCAACCCAGCAGTCACATTCGCAGGAACCATACCCGCCAACATCGCACGATTAGCCCGCTCAATATCCGCCAAACCTTGCGAATACTGCTGAGTGCTACCAGCAATAGACTGAAGAATAGAATTAGCAATCTGCTGGTTAGCAGACAATTCGGAACCACCAGCACCAATAGCACCCAAATAGTCGGCCATCGCCGCCAACGGAGTCGTCATAGCCGCCCCGGTTGTCGGCGTAGCAATTGGCTGAGCATAATACTGGGCAGCCTCACGGCCAGCCTGACGAATCTTCTCCTCCGCCTCACCAGTAATCGTGGACAACTGGGTACCCAAAGTATCATACACGCTCGGTTGCCCCATCCGTCCACGCAAAGTTTGGATAGCCTGAAGTGCCGCCCGATTCTGACCCCCACCACCAGTAGTTGCTGGGGCACTGGGCTGATTCAGTTTGGTCAGATACTCAATCCAATAATTTGCTTCATCTTGCGCCGAAACATTAGGCTTGATATCAGCATACGAATATCCGGTGGCACCCGCAGTGCCACCCGGAAAACCAAGACCCGAAGATACAGGACTAGTATATACGCCCGGTCGGGTTGTGGTTGGGATTCGTTGCCGATACATCCTAGCGATATCGGATGTGCTAGTGCCTCCGGTGGTGTCGTCAAGTGCCATAATATTCTCCTATGCGAACAAACCAGTGAACGGAGCAAAGCCAGCCAACTTGGAAGCATCAGCAATAATCTGCGCAGTTTTCTGCGCACGAATATTATCCAACGCATTAGCCAACTCTAGTTCTGCTTGGACATTCTCCAAATCCGCTCGGGCCTGAGCCTGCTGGGTTCCAGCCATAACATCGCCCAGTTCCCTTTGCTGAGCGGATGCGTATTCACGCATCGCCCGCTGGAACAATCCGCTGGAACCAAGGCCACGCTGAGCAAAACCGGCGGCTCTGGGTTCCAATCCCTGAGCATACTGGCGGTTAATTTCCCGCAAAGCACGACTAGATTCCAGACCAGCCTGAGACAGCCCATAGGCGGCAGCCAATCCACGGCTCGCACGGGTACGGCGGGCCGCCTGCTCCATCAGGTCATATTCGGGATTGTAAAAATCAGTCATCACTAATAGCCCTATCGTTCACTAACAACCGGCAAAATATGGTAATATAAAGTCCTAGTAGAACTGGCATCCGGGGTGCCATTAGCCCTAAGGATATGAAGAACCAGATTATCTTCGTCCAAAGATTCTATATGAATAGGCCCATAATGGTTTCTTGGGCTAGAGCCATCATATAGTGCCTGCGCAAAAGCGGCCTGAGGAGTAAAGCCACAATTATGGGGAATTGTTAACTGTCCACCAGCAGTGGTCGTGCCAGTATAAATACCCCAAAACCCGACATGACCCCTCAGGTATTCCGTCAACGACTGGAACGACCGGCCCACCGGAACGGCATCCTCCGACCTCAACAAACCCAACAAAGGTGTAGTCCACAATCTCCTAGGCATAACTAAACCTTAATCTTCCTAGGATTAAACTTATAGCCAATACTATTCAGATACCACGGATTAGAACCATCCCCAGAAATACGCATCTGGACAGCCCGAGCCAACCCCAACGAATCAGCCCGCTGAAGATTCGCACCCCAATCCGGGTCATTCCAACTTTCCCACTCCGAACCACCAGAATCAAAACTGGACTGAGAAATAGTAAAAGACTTGGCTTCATTCCACTGGTCCCAATTATGGAAAACATCCACCGTCACACTAGTGCCACTGGATTCCTGACGCAAAACAACATCCGGCCTACGCCAAAACTTGTAAGCCGAAACATTCCCCGCATCCTCCCACGGAGTAACATAATACGAAGAATACGCCGTGTACACGCCATTCAGCAAATCTTTATACTGACCATACACATCCAACCGCATAACCTTCGGCTGGTACGGGTGAGCAAACACATGATTGCGAACACCATTATCATCCGTAAAATCAGTAGCCCCAACCAAACCATAACCATCAGCCGTAGCCCAAACAGTCCAAGCACCATCCTTGCCGACAGCACCATCCCACACAAACGCCTTAGTTACCTTAGTTGTTCTAGTCCCACCCAAATAACTATAGTCCACATCATCATAATCAATAGTGGACTCATCATACAAACTAGTGCCGACAGCGCCCTCAACACCAATCGGCAAAGACAAAATAACCTTACGGTTAGAATAACCCAAACTAACCTTATTCAGAACTTCCTCGTTAACCTCAGCATCCAAAATAAGCCGACGCAACTTGCCGAAAATATTGCGGAAACCACGCCCATCATACTCAATCACACCATCATTACCAGAAAAGAAATAGACAGCAGAATCCGAAAACGCAATAGCATTAGCATTAACAGCACCAACCGCCCTAGTGAGTTCCACCACCTGAAAAGTATCCTCACTGTAACCATAAATAGCAAACACAGCCCGCTGCTTAAACACCAACAAATGACCAGCAAACGGGACAATACCCACAATTTCCGGGCCGCCGCCCGGAATATCAATATAATCATCCTCACGCCACGACTCAGGAAACAAAGGATGACTGAAACGAATACGATTCGGATAAGTCGCATCAGCCGGAACAGTACTCTGTTCCGTCACATTAGCAACCCACAACCGCTCAGCATGAGTAGCAACATACTGTCCCTTCGGAGCATGAGTACCACTCGGACTAGTCAAATCATTCTGCCACTTACCCGGCCCACTAGTGGTCAAAGCAGTAGCAACCGTGCCCGTCCACTTCGTAGTCGCATAACCCGGCCCACGAGAAACATACAACACCGGGTCAGAACTTCTAGTCCAACTAGAAAACCATGCCCCATAAGTGTTATCCGTAGCGATGTCCACGCCACCAATCTGGATAGGACTAAAGTTGCCGGTCGTAGCATAAAATACTTTGTTGTTCGCCGCCAACAATAGTTGGCGTGAACTACCCTGCCAACCAAACAATCGTTGCGGGTCAAAAGTACCAGCAGCCAAACCGCCAACAGCCGACGAATGAAACTGAACAAAAGCATTACGCATGGACACACCACCCTTGGGGTTAATGTCCACATTCAGCAGGTCGCCCGACTCATTCTTAGCCAACTGAAAAATGTTGGCCTCCAAATTCAGACCACCCGTAAAATCATCAACACGGATAGCACGAATCATAGCGGTGACCAGTCACTACCCTTCCACAGTCGCTTGCTTCCACCACCAGCAAACACGACCGGAGCCGCACTAGGGGGCCTAGTGAGGTCACGCCTAGCCAAAACAATAGCGTCATTAAACGACCGCTCATACGCACCCGCAGTCGTCAACTCCTCCTGTGACTGATAAACCCTAGAAACAACATAATATACCAACGGAATATCAAACGCATCCGGACCATCAACGGTCGTATTGTCCGTCACCCAATCGGTCGGTGTGCGATATCCTCGCACACTAAGAGAAATTACCGCATTAGGTTTGCGGAACAAATGAATCTGGTCGGCCCACAAACTATAGAACATGGGACGACCAGTTCCGGTGGAATCATTTTCCATAAACATTATTTCGGCTTCATCATACGAAATGAACTCCAGCCGAGAATAATTATCGTCCACAATAGAAACAACCTCACGGATATCGTGAGCCGTAAAATCATTAATAGTATAAGCAGTCTGGTTGACCACCGTCGTCATCGTAAACGACACTTCCAAAAAGTTCCAGCGTCGTTCCAAATCAATAATACGATTATAGCCATCCCGAAGATACAAACTTAGGGTAGCGTCAGACACATCGTTCGTGTCCATTTCCGTGATATTCCGAACAGAAGTCAGAATGTCAGAACGGTTCATCCTTGTCTGCGGCATCCGTACTCTCCTCGGTTTCCAACTTGCTAGACTTCAGGGACCGAAGATGGCCAGCACAATACGGGGTACCTTTGGCACGATTCGCCAAACAAGTATTGTCATTACCGACACACTTGCTGTCACGCTCATACTCTGCCGTAGAAAACGCCAAACGGCTAGAAGCGGTTTGGCCGCTCGGCCTAATGGCGTTGACGGGCTGGCCGTACAGTGCGTGTGCTGGTATCTTAGAGTCCATACCTTAGGCGTATCGTTCGCCAACTACTTCTTTTTGCCAGCCTTCATAGCCTTCGCCATCGGCTTGCTACCAACCACGGAATATCCCGCCTTGCTAATAGCCTTCTTGCCAGCCGGAATAATTGACTTTTTCTTGACACTTGCCATATTAAATCCTTAAATTAAATGTACAATTAGAAGGGTCGGGGGTCGCCCGCACTCAGCGGACGACCCCCACACCAACCCCAATTATCAGGCAGTCTTGGCCGTCAACTTGCCCTGCTTCTTGGCGTTACGGCAAGTCAGGTTGCCGTAGCACATGATGAGAGCGTAGCGGGCATCCATGTTCTCGGGACGGGTGAACTCGGTCTGGGCGAACCACTTACCCGAGTGACCAACAAGGGTCAGATACTTGCTGTTCAGGAAGTACACCACACCAGCAGTACAGTGGGTGTCGTAAGCCACCGGAGCGGCCTTAAACAGAAGGTTCTGGAAACCGGCATCGGCGGTCTTGGTGTCCGAGTAACGCAACTGCGGCTGGAGAAGCGACTCGTACTTCTCAAACAGGGTCTGGGTCGTCAGCACCATGTCGGGATGGTCGTTGCCAACCGACACCGAGTTGTAGGCCGTATTCATCTGAGCGAGGGTAAGCGCACCAGCGGTGTTCTCCTCGTAGGAACGCCAGAACTCGTTACCGGCGGTCGCACGGTTAATTCCACCAACCGTACCCGAAGCCTCAACGATGTTACCAAGACCGTTCCAGTTCTTGCCCGAGTTGCCGGTACCGTCACCGTAGAACATCTGGTTAAAGCCCTCACGGAGCGACTCCTCGGCCTGAAGAACCTTGGCCTCAAGAAGATTCAGGATGGCGGCTTCGCCGTTGTTCTTCGCTTCCTCAATACCCGAGATAGCGATGCTAGCGGCATACTGCTTCCACTCGTACTCGGCGGCAGAAATGCCTTCCTGAGCAGTGAGCGAAATCGTGTCGTAACCCGAGTACGAAGAAACCGTGCTGTTGGTGCCGTAAATCAGCGGCTCAACAATCTTGGTTCCGCCGTCAATCATGCGGATACGACCCTTGTCCATGAGGAAGTAGGTCAGCGGACGAGCGGTGAACACATTATCCGTCAGTTGGTCACGGTAGTTCGCAAGCGTAGTTGCGAGCAGTTCATCAAAATTAGCGTTAGCAGGCATTTGAGTTTCTCCTAATTATCTAGTATTAGTTGTTTACAAGTGGTTGTGGATTACATACCCATCTGTCGCTTGGCCGCAAGCCACGCATCGGCCACAGACGAAATACGCCCCACAGGTTCCACACCCGCACCATTCGCACTAGTGCCACCCTCAACGAAAGCGGCCTGACGCTTGGCATCAATAACCTGATTTGTTTCCGCCGAAAGTTTCTGCTGAGCCGACCTAAAAGCGTTAACTTCTCCGATAAGGCGGTCGTAAGCAATCTGCTTATAGACCGCTTCCAGATTATCAACACCCATATTCAGCGCAGTCTGGATAACTTCCGCCGCATTAAAATCAGGGTACTGGGTCTGGAGCCTAGAAATTTCCCGCTGAAGTTCCGCCTGCGCTTGGTTCTGCTCAAAAGAAGCAATCTTCTGATTCAGTTCCCAAACCTGACGCTCCAGTGGGTCCGAAAACTCGGGGACACTAGGGGGCTGGTTGACGGGGGTATTGACACTATAATGTCGTCCCAACAACTCCAAAGTTGTTTGGGGGTCCCGTTCCAAAGCCTGTGCCAAAGTTTCCACATACTGTAGGCTCTGTCGCTGGGCGGCAAGTTCCTGTGTCTTGCGAGTATAATCCGCTTGACGCTGGTACCCACTAAGGGCCTCCTTAAGCGGAACCTCCAGTTCTTCGCCATCAACCTTCAGTTTCACATACTTATCTGCGAACTCGTCGGTGTTAATGTACTCATAACTGGGGGCCGATTCGGTGGCCTGCCCAACTTCCGTTACTTCCGCTTGTCCCGACTCTACGGGGGCGGTCACATCGGCATTATCAATTGTCACTGTATTCTCCAATACTAGAGTCCAAAAAGGTTGCTCTACCAATAGGCATTATCGTTCGGTAAATTACATCATCGGCGGCGGGGCGGCACCCATCGGGCCGCCACCTTCCGCCAACAACGCCAACAACTCCGGCGGAATTTCCCCACCCGGAGCGGGGACAGGACCGGCGGGGGCGGGGGGCAACGCCTGAGGCGCAGAAGGCATCTCCGGCGTAGGCGCAGGGGCCGACAAAAATGCTTCGGCGTTCTTCACCCCAAAACCAGTCTGGAGGACATAAGCCGCCAACTTCGCCATGTCCACGACTCCCGCAGCAGCGAATGGACTCATCGCCTCAATCATCTGAAGGGCTTGGGTGCGACGGAACGACTCGTTGTTTGGCATCGTAGAACCGCCGACAACCTCAAAGTCAAACTCGCCAGCAATATAATCCCGGTCATACTTAACCCATACCGGCTGACCATCCCGCCCGATAATACGGGCGGTCTGGACACTAGTCTGAAACTGTTGAGTCAACTGAAGTAGACGACGACCAACATCAGTAATAGCCAACTCAATAGTAGCCAACTTGTCACTAGTACGAGCATTAGCCGCATCCTGAAGCAAACCAACCTCAGTGGCAGTACGACGAATCTCCGATACCGAACCACGCATAAACTCGGCCACACCAGAAATACTATTGATATCCTGCTCAATCAAAGCAGACTGGTTATAGAATTCCGGCGGGTTAATCAGTGCTGGGAACGGTTGGACAACATCACCCAACGGCATATCTCCAACAACAGGAACCATCACATTATCATCGTCCGACTCCATAGCGGCACGACCATTAGAATCCAAAGCCGCTTCACGGAACAAATATTTGCGGGCATACCGTTTACGATGATTCATCATCTGGGTACGAGTAGCGTTAAGTTCCCGCTGGAGAGGTTCGATGGCTTCCAAATCGCCAATCGGATAAAAGAAATCGGGGATATCATAGTTGCGAATCATCACAAAAGGATGACCAAAACTATAAGGCATTTCCTGAGGTTTAATTAGGAACCCATCTCCACCCTCAGCGAACACGCTAACGGTGTTATTCCGCAAATCATAAAACTCGTAGATGTCGGCATATCCCTCGTCACGGTCACGAATCTTGCGATGGCTAGATTCGTCAGTGGACGAATATCGTGACCACGACACAGCCGGTACATCTTCACGGACAGAACGATTGTATCGGCGGTCCGACCGCACATCACGGATGGGGCGGCGGACACGCTGGGCAATCCATTTAATGTCATCTACACTGGTAGAATCAGGGTCCACAAACACATCAAAAACAGACACACGCTCCACAAATGGCGCATCCTGAAGAACATTATAGTTTGTGGTAGTATAGTTCTCGGGCACATTCGGGTCGGACACATCTTCATCAAAACCAATTCGGCCCTCCTCCACATACCGGTAACCAACCTTTAACCAGCCGTGACCAAACACCAGAAAATCTTTGACGGCACGGCGGAACTGTTCCTTGATACGCTTATGCTTCCACCAATAATTCACCACAGCCTCGGCAATAATAGCGTTCGGTGCGTTCTCGGGATTAACCGCATGAACATTAATTTTCGGATAGTTAACCGAAATGCTGGGGAAAATAACATTAACGGTAGAAAACGCCATGTTAATTAGGATGCGGTCCTCATCCGTAAAATACTCATAGTGTCGTCCACGATACAGGTCATTTAGACGCTTCCAAGTTTCATCGTAAGATTCCTCTTTGCGCCACTGCTTAGAAGCAGTAATCTTCTTCCGATAGCGGGCAAGAATATCCGAATTAGAGGGACGAGCCATTATCTGCCTTCCAAGCCTGAGCAACACGACCCAACCAGTTCCACACGGCAATCACACCGGCAACCCCAGCGGCCTTAAAAAACGAAACATCCAGCACTGCGGCACTAAGGGGAGCCGCCGTTGCGCCAGCAACAAAGGTGGCAACTGCCCGCTTAAACGCTTCCTTGTAAGTCATCACAATCCTTCTTTCAGGTGATAGTCAATATGGTCATCCAATCGTGAATCAATATGGTCCACCTTGGATTCTATTCTCAATAAAAC